ATCCGCTTCATTATTCCGATGATTCTGGAGTTCTGAAAGACCTTGAACCAGTTGGAGCAAATGATAACAAATGGTCAAAAGGTGGTAAAAAAAGTGCAGATGTCCGCTCCTCAGCAGAAAAGAAAGCTGAACGAATTAAGAAGAATACTGAAAAACTTCACACTGCTTTTGAATCGCTTGATATGGAGGGGACAGGTAAAATCCGAATCGGAGAAATAGTCACATATTTTGAAGATAAAGTTACACGGAACACTATAAAAAATTGGATTAAAGAACAAGAAACTTTGACAATTGATGATAAAGGTTGGATAACTAAATTAGAAAATAATGAATAAATTATAAGTTTTATCGAACCTGTCAAACTGTCAAAAAATTAGTTAAATTGATACCCCCTGTCAAACTGTCAAATTAACTAAAAGTAATATTTTTTGACACTGTCAAATTAACTAAAAATTGACACTTTGACACCTGTCAAAAAAGGGTGTCAATGAATTATATACTACGTATATAATTACCTGATGGGTGTAGGTGTACAGACAAGTCAAATTTGCTTTTGGGTTTGCAAATTTTGACAAGTCATTGACACCCACCGAGTCGTGCGAGGGTGGGTGGAGGAAAAAGAAAAATTAAAAAAGTTTCTTAGAAAATAGAGGTGGAAAATTTGGACTATGAAAAATTTTTCAACGATGTTAAAAATTGGATTTTAGAGTGCAACTCACAGGCGATAAAATTAGGGTTCGGAAATGATGATTTTTGGAACTGGGTTGTAAATTCACTTGGAGAGTTGAGCACAAAATATAATTCACAGCCGCTGGTCATGAAGCAGACTAACATGTTACTTGACTGGCTAGAAGATACCTGGGAAGAGGTAAAAAATGGATCATGATAAATGTCCAAAATGTGGAAGTGAAGAAATAGTAGATGAATCTTGTTGCGATGCATGCGGAGCTTGTAAAATGTTCTGTCTGGAATGCAAGAATGATTGGACGGAGGAATTCTGATGGCCCACAAATACGGAGCTAAAAAAGTAACGGTTGATGGAATCACATTTGATAGTAAGGCTGAAAGTATCTACTATCAGTTGCATAAGCATGAGCCAAACATGAAAATGCAAGAAAAATTTGTCTTGCAAGATAAGTTCAGGCTTAATGGGAAAGCGTATCGAGAAATTTACTACAAACCAGATTTCACTTTCTATGATGATTCTGGCAACTTAATCAAAGTTATTGATGTGAAAGGTATGATTTTACCTGAGTTTAAAATTAAGGCGAAGATGTTCGCTGCTCGTTATGGTTTGCCAATCACGATTGCGAAAAAAGTTGCTCGAAAAGATGAATTTACAGAGAAGGTGATTTGATGACTGATAAAGATATAGAAGATATAAAAAAAGCATTTGAGCCTATTCTTATCATGATTCTAAAATTACCATTTTGGTTGGAAAGACATTTCAAATGGTACACAGTGGATTCAAAATATGATAAGTACAGAAATGGGGATAAAGTATGAAAATTTCTCCTGGAATAAAACGGAAACAAAACAATAAAACCCGAACTAAAGCTCCAAATTTTGAATGTGTACTTCCATCAGCTTTGGCAGCAATTAGACTAGTGGTTGATGATTCTGTTGAAATCAATGAAGTTTACATCTCATTAAAAAGTGAAGGAGCACTATTGAGTTACAGTTATAAAGATTTGGAGGAAATAGAATGAAGGAAGATGCAAATTATATAATAACAGTTTGGGATGAAGCAAAATCACAATTCGCTATCTCAGGATATGAAAAAGATACTGTTGAACAACAATTAAAGTTCGGTAATGATGAATTCATTACTTTTGAATCAACAAGCGGACAAAAGATTTATTATAATCGTGATCTAGTCAAGGCTATTAGTTTTAACGAATATGTGGAGGATTTAAATGAAAAAGATAAGTAACACCATTGGTTATATCATTGCCTTGATATTAATTATTCTAGTCTGTCTGCTTTTATTTTCAGCATTACTGCTATTACTAAAAATGTTGTGGTTTGGATATTAGGGAGGCAGAATGAAAGTAAGTACAGAATATGGGTATTTAATCAAAGCATTGAGAGAATATCCGTTTGAATCACAAGTGAAACGGAGATGCGAAGAAATTCAATATCCAGTAAGTAATAGTGGACTAGACCCGAATTGGTGGATTACTCCTCAAAATTTGGTTCGTGACCCAAAAGTTTTAAGTGACATCATTAAGCTAGAATGTGATCCAACATTAATTAAATATAGGCGGCAGTTTAAAGCGATTCAAGAAATGATTGCTGAAACAGATCCAGGGCATTGGAAAATAATCAAGGCTGTTTATATTCACAATGAATTGACTGTTGAAGGAGCATTGATGCGTTTTGGATTTGGTAAAAAGACTCAAGCTTATAAAAATATCATTCGTCCATTTTTTGAAAAATTGGAATATAAGATTGATGAAATTGCTGCAGAAGAACGCATCGAAATAAATTTTGCGGAAAAGTGACCGTTTTTGCTAAAAAATAGCGAACAAGTGACCGAAAAAATGAGTTAAAATAGTATTGTGAACGAGTGAATGATGATACGACTCGATAACTCCTTTTAGATTTTACCTGTCAGAAATGGCAGGTTTTTTTATACAAATTTTTACAGAAAGCGAGGTACAAAGATGTGACAAAAGGTAACATATACAAGCCAACTACAGCTGAAAAAAAATTACTTGAAGTGCTTATAAATCCAGAAAATGCAGGTAAAACTGTTACAGATATTTGTAACCTTGCGAATGTAAGCCGTCGTAAGTATTATGAAGCGATGGGGAAAGAGGAGTTCTCAAACCTCGTCAATGAAACCACAATGGACTTGGTCACAGCTAAAGCGGGTAGTGTTTTAAATGCAGCTTATAAGTACGCTATGAAAGAAAAAGGATTCCAGGACCGCAAAATGATTTTAACGATTGCTGGAATTTATGTTGATAAAACTCAAACGGAGCTGTCAGGAGGAATAAAGGTTTCAAACCCTTATGAAGGCTTGACAGAAGAAGAGCTTAGAAAGTTGGCGAGTCGAGATGGATAAAATAGCGCTAGGGGCGAAAATCGAGCTGTCTAAGCGCTTTTTCTTTGATTACTGTAATCTCATCATGCCAAGCTTTTATAAACGTGATAGGACTTATTTAGTGACTATGTGTGAAGAGTTTCAGTCATTTCTAAATGATGATGAGCATGATGTTTTGGTTTTGAATCTTCCACCACGTCACGGAAAGTCTCTCACGCTCGGTAAGTTTGTAGAGTGGGTGCTTGGTAATGACCACACGAAGAAAATCATGACTGGTTCATATAACGAAACTTTATCCACAGTCTTTTCTAAAAATGTTCGTAATACGCTCCAAGAAGAAAAAGCAGACGAGAACAAAATCGTTTACTCTGATATTTTCGATGCTGCAATCAAGTATGGAGATGCTGCTAAAAATCTTTGGAGTTTGTCAGACGGCTATAACAACTATCTGGCAACCTCTCCAACAGGGACTGCAACAGGTTTCGGTGCTGACATTATTATCATTGATGATGTTATCAAGAATGCTGAGGAAGCCAACAATGCGACAGTCTTAGAAAAACACTGGGATTGGTTTGTTAATACCATGCTTTCACGTTTGGAATCAGGCGGTAAAATCATAATCAATATGACTCGTTGGCATAGCGAAGATTTAGCTGGACGTGCTTTGCGTGAATTGCCTAAGAATGGCTATCGAGTAAAGCATATTAATTTCAAGGCTTTCAACGAGCAAACGAATGAAATGCTTTGTGATGATGTTCTGACTCTTGAAGATTATAAGCGCAAAGTAAAAACAATGGGGGCTGATATTGCCAGCGCCAACTACCAACAAGAGCCGATTGATGTCAAAGGTCGATTATATAGTGAGTTCCAGACTTACAATGCTCGTTCAGAGTACAAAAAGATTTGGAACTATTGCGATACCGCAGACACTGGGAAAGACTATCTCTGTTCGATTGTGTGGGGTGAAACCTCAGACGGCTTTGCGGATGTGTTGGATATTATTTACACTCAAAAGCCGATGGAGTACACAGAAAACGCAGTGGCCAACCAATTAATTAATAACAGAGTGAATGCATCAAGAATCGAGCGCAACAATGGCGGTCGGTCTTTTGCTCGTTCTGTCAGGGATAAGATTCAAGGCAAAGTGGCTTGTGCTGTAGAAGATTTCTTCCAAGGAAATAATAAAGAAGCCCGAATTTATTCCAATAGTTATTGGATAGAGCAGCACGTTCGATTTCCTAATGACTGGCGAACTCGTTTTCCTGAATACTATCAAGCAATGACAACTTATCAACGTGAGGGTAAAAATAAACATGATGATGCGCCAGATGCAACAACGGGTATTGCAGAAACAATGAGCGGTAAGCGAATAAAAGCCGGGTTAAAATCATTTAAAATATAAAGGAGATTTCTAATTGAAATACAAACCACCTAAATTAATGACATTTTCAAAAGATGAGCCAATCACAGTTGAAGTGGTTAACAAGTTCATGGAAAAACATAAATTAGAAGTTGCTCGGTATGAGTACTTAAAAAATATGTATCGTGGGTTCATGGACATTGACGATGAGCCTAAAAAAGACCCTTGGAAACCCGACAATCGTTTAGCTGTTAACTTCACTAAATATATCGTTGATACTTTCACAGGTTACTTTAATGGTATACCTATTAAAAAGTCTCATTCAGATAAAGAAATACTTACTAAATTACAAGAGTTTGATAATCTGAACGACATGGAAGATGAAGAGTCAGAGCTTGCAAAGATGGCTTGTGTTTATGGTCGAGCATTTGAACTCTTGTATCAAGACGAAAATACTCAAACGAACGTTGTTTATAATGGTCCAGAAAATATGTTTATGGTCTATGATGACACGATTAAACAAGAACCTTTGTTTGCTGTAAGATACGGTGTTGACGATAATAAAAAACTTCAAGGAGAAGTTTATACTCTACTTGAAACTATTAAAATCAGCGGAGAAAATAGCGAAGTTAGCTTTGGAGAAATAACTGGCAACCCATATTCAAGTTTGCCAGTTGTAGAGTTCTTTTTCAACGAAGAACGAATGAGTATTTTTGAATCTGTTATTTCATTAGTCAACGCTTTTAACAAAGCAATTAGTGAAAAAGCAAATGACGTTGATTATTTCAGTGATCAGTATTTAGCTTTCATGGGAGCAGAAATAGACGAAGAAGATGTTAAAAACATCAGAGATAATCGCCTAATTAATTTTTATGATAAGAATCAGAATAATCAAAGTGGTTCTGCTTCAAAAGTAGATGTTAAATTCTTAGAAAAGCCTGATAGTGATTCTCAAACAGAAAATCTATTGGACCGACTGACTAAGTTAATCTTCCAAACAACAATGGTTGCGAACATCTCTGATGAATCTTTCGGGTCATCAAGTGGTGTCTCGTTAGCCTACAAACTTCAAGCAATGAGCAACTTAGCTTTGTCATTTCAACGTAAGTTCCAATCTTCTTTGAATGGTCGATACAAACTATTTTGTGAGTTAAGTACGAATGTTTCGAACAAAGACTCTTGGAAAGATATTGAGTACACCTTTACACGTAATGAGCCTAAAGATATTAAGGAACAAGCAGAGACTGCTAATATTCTAAAAGGTATTACTAGTGAAGAAACTGCTTTAAGTGTCATCTCTGTTATTCCAGATGTTCAAGCTGAAATGAAGAAAATCAAAAAAGAAGAAGCTTCTACAGCTATCTTTGACAAGGACAAGCAACCTAGCGAAAATGGAACAGATGCAGCAGTTTCTGAAACAAATGAGGAGTAATCTATGAAAACTCCTGATTACTGGATAAAACGTGAGCAAGCGTGGCAAGAGCAACAAATCAAAGATGACACCAAACGCATGAAACAAATCATGAATAAATTATTTGAAGCTCAAGAGGCTATTCAAAAAGAAATCAATGCCAACTGGCAGAACTTTGCGAATGGTCAAGGAATTTCTATCAGTGAAGCCATGAAACGTGCGGATAAAATGGATGTCAAAGCATTTGCCAATAAAGCTAAGAAATACGTAGAAGAAAAAGACTTTTCGCACCAAGCGAATCAAGTGTTGAAACTTTATAACTTGACCATGAGAGTGAATCGTTTAGAACTTCTGAAAGCAAACATTGGTTTAGAATTGATTGCTGTATTTGACGATTTGGACAAATATTTCTCAAAGAATTTGACTGGTGCAGCTCTCACAGAATTTGAAAGACAAGCAGGAATTCTTGGTTTAAGCGTTCCAAAGAAAGGCTATAACAGTCTAGTTGAATCAGTTCTTAATGGAAGTTACAAAGCCGAAGGATTTGCTAGTTTTTCTGACAAGCTTTGGCAGTACCAATTTGAATTGAAAGCTGACATTGAAAAACTTCTCATTCGTTCAGTAACCGGTGGAATCAATCCGAAAGCACTAGCCCCTCAACTTAAAAAGTTGATGACTGAACAAGGCAAGCTTAATGCGACTTACAATGCTCAACGATTGCTTGTGTCGGAAACAACGAGAATTCAAACAGCTATTCAAGAAGAAAGCTATAAAAAAGCTGATATTGAAAGTTATGAGTATATTGCTGAACCGTCAGCTTGTCCTATCTGCGGAGCATTGAATGGAAAAATATTCAAACTTAAAGATATGTCGCCTGGTATTAATGCACCTAACATGCATCCGTTCTGTAGGTGCAGCACAGCACCGCATGTTGATGATAAAGGTTTATGGGACGATTTACTTGAGAGGAAAGTAATCAGTCAAGACGAATACAAGCAGGCTTTTGATGACAGGACGGAAGCTGACAAAGCGATTGAAGAATTGCGCAATAAAAGAAAAGGAAATAAAAAATGAAAGATGACTTTTATAACCAAATTAAAATTGATAATGGATTAATCGTTAACGAAAAAAAGCTGAAACACTTAAAAAATATCGAAATTAAAACAGGCTTGGATAATCTTTCTGAAATTACAGTAACATTTTACGGTAAGGTTGACGGATTAGATAATCTCAAAGAAAATAATGAAGTATATTCTTTTAAACTTAAGGAAGAAGCAAAAGGTAAATCGATTAAAGGATGAGAAATTAGCTAAATGTAATTGCGTTTGTCACTGACAGGCGCTTTTCTTATGCTCAAAGGAGGGCAAAAAATGGACGAATTACAATTCACAAACAAAGCAAAGCAAATGGTAGCTGACTATGCCAATAAAAAGAACGAGGAAAAAACGACACCATTAGAGGTATATGTCGTGTGGTTATGCAAGACTTTGCAGAATAACAAAGCGTTGCTTTCTACCGATGCCCCAGACGGCCGCTATTATGAAGTGACTTACAACGGAGATAAGCAAGAATTTTATTTTGACGCTTATATCAAGGAACATAATCAACTCATTAAATAATAACTTTTAAACCCTTGGTATTCCACGGGTTTTTCTTATGTCCGTTTCCGGATGTTGTGGACACTAAATAAAACACGAGAAAATCAGACTCCCAAGTCTTTAAATGCGAGTAGGAGGAACCAGAAATGGAACAAACAGAACTTTTACCCCTTAATTTGCAACTGTTCGCAGAAGAAGCAGCCGATGAGACGTCTGAAGCTGGTTCAGAAACTGAAACAGAAACGAATGAAGAAGAGCAACAAGAACAATCAACTGACAGCGACAAAATCGTCGAAAAGCTTCAAAAACGAATCGGTAAAGAGCAGGCTGAAAAAAATGAAACAAAAACACAGCTTGACCAAGCGCTGGCTCGTATTGAAGAACTTGAAAAAGGTGGCAAAAAGTCAGTTAAAGAAAAATCTGACGAAGAAAAAGCTGCCGAACTTCAAAAAGCTAAAGACGATGAGATCGCAAGCCTTAAAGCACAAATCAAAATTTCAAATATCACCAGCCAAGCTGATGAAGTGTTGAAAGAAAGTGGAATTGCTTTGAGTGCTGCGGAATTAGGATTATTAGTTGATGTTGATGAAGAAAAAACTTACAGCAATGTAAAAACTTTCCTCAATTTGCTTGATAATCAACGCTCACAGTGGGAAAAAGCACGAAACACAGGGACAACGCCTAAACGTGTTCCAGGTAACACTGATGTCGATGTTTTTAAACAAGCGGCAGCTAAATATTAAAATAGGAGATCTAAATTATGGCAATTAAATATTTCACAAAACAATACGCTGGTATGTTACCAGACCTTTTCGCAAAAAAATCAGCTTTCTTGCGTGCTTTTGGTGGAGTTCTTCAAGTAAAAGATGGTGTCACTGAAAATGATACTTTTATGGAACTCAAAGTAAGCGACACTGATGTAGTTATCCAAGCATATTCAACTGATGCAAATGTTGGTTTTGGATCTGGAACAGGTAATACTTCACGCTTTGGTCAACGTAAAGAAGTTAAGTCAGTCAACAAACAAGTGAGTTACGATGCTCCTTTGGCAATTAATGAAGGAATTGATGATTTCACAGTCAACGATATCAAAGACCAAGTTGTAGCAGAACGTTTAGCACTCCATGGTGTGGCATGGGCCCAACATGTCGATAAATTGCTTGGTAAACTCTTATCAGATAGTGCCAGCGAAACGTTGACTGTAAAACTTGATGAAGATTCCGTGACTAAATTGTTCTCAGATGCTCATAAGAAATTTGTAAATAACAACGTTTCTACAGCAGTGCCTTGGGTTGCTTATGTTAATGCTGATATCTATGACTTGCTTATTGACTCTAAACTTGCAACAACTGCTAAAAATTCAAGTGCAAACGTTGATGAACAAACACTTTATAAATTTAAAGGTTTTATTTTATCTGAACTTCCTGATGAAAAATTCCAACTTAATGAAGGAGCTTACTTTGCTGCTGATAATGTTGGTGTAGCTGGTGTCGGAATTCAAGTGACTCGTGCAATGGATTCAGAAGACTTTGCAGGAACAGCACTTCAAGCCGCTGCAAAATATGGTAAATACTTGCCAGAGAAGAATAAAAAAGCAATTCTTAAAGCCACAGTAACAAAGTAATTGCCCCTAAGAGCGTAACGTTAAATAAAACAACGTTATCGCTTGCAGTTGGGGCAAACGAAACATTGACAGCGACTGTCTTACCAGTAGATGCAGATGATAAAACAGTAACCTTTGCTTCAAGCGAACCTACAATTGCTACGGTAACACCGAAACAAGGGAATGTAGTTGGTAAAGCTGAAGGTAAAACGAAAATTACTGCAACAACAGTTAACGGATCAACTGTTACATGCGATGTTACCGTAACTTCTGTATAATAAGGAGTAATTTATGGCTATCACTGATGATTTAAAAAAGCTTTTAGGCGGTTCATCGGATGAGCGCTTGGAAGTAATCGAAAAACGCACTCGTGACCGTTTATTGCTTATTCTTGGTTCTGACATTGAAGAAGTACCGCCAGAACTCGAATATGTTGTTTTGGACGTTTCCTTGAAGCGTTTTAACCGTATCGGACAAGAAGGCATGCAGTCCTACTCACAAGAAGGATTAAGCATGACTTTTTCAGAATCTGATTTTGATGAGTATGCTGATGAAATTGAATCATGGCGAAAATCAAAAGAAACTGAGGGCGATAAGAAGATAGGGAGGTTCAGATTGTATTGAGATATTTAGATGAAGTTACTTTTATCAAAGAATCGCCCGACTCCCACTATGACCCTGATTTGGGCGAATGGGTTGAAAAGGAGACCACCAGAACTGTTTTTAGTGCAAATATCACTGATATTGGAACTGACAGAAGTGTAAAAGTTTTTGGAGATATTAAACAAGGGGCAAAAGTCATGCGAATGATGCCCCTTTTTGTGATGCCAGAATATGATTACATTGAGTTTGATAATAAAAAATGGGCTTTAATGACTTACCGCAATCCAAGTGAACGAAACACTTTTATTTTGCAGGAGGTAAGTCAATGAAAATTACTGGAATTGATGCCTTGCAAAAGAAGTTGAGAAAAAATGCCACGCTTGATGATGTTAAACATGTTGTAAAAAGCAATACTGTAAGCATGAACAAGAATATGCAAAATCTTGCTCCTGTAGATACAGGAAACATGAAGCGTTCAATAACCAGTGAATTTACAGACGGGGGACTTACAGGAACGACTATACCTCATACTGATTATGTTGGATATGTAGAGTATGGGACACGATTTCAAGCTGCACAGCCATTTGTTAAGCCGGCTTTTGATGTTCAAAAGAAGATATTCACAAATGATTTAGAAAGGTTGACGAAATGATTAAAACTCGAGACCAATCTATTTTTGACGAATTGTTCAAACGAATCCAAGCTTTGGGGTATACCGTTTATGATTATAAGCAAATGAATGAAGTGGGTTATCCGTTTGTTGAAATGGAAAGTATTCAGATAATTAATGAACCAAATAAAACAGATATCAAAGGCACAGTAAGCCTTTCATTGTCTGTTTGGAATAAAGCCGAAAAAGCAGGTCGTGTACTAGCTTCAAAAATGGCAAGTAATATATTTAATCAAGCATTGAATATAAGTACCACAGAGGGCTATTATTGGGCTTTGAATTTACAAGCAAGTACCATTCAAATGCTGGACGATACAACAACAAAAACACCGCTCAAAAGAGCGTTGATTAACTTAGAATTTAGACTAAGATAGGAGATTTAATATGGCAGAATTAACAGCCAAACAGGGTAAAGATATTATCTTGCTCTATCGTTTGCTTAGTAAAGCAACAAAAGAAGCCGCTTGGAAACTTGCATTCCAAACAGAACACTCGAATGAAAAAACTCGAGATTACAACACTACAGCTACCAAAGATGGGACAATAGGTTCTCTTGCAGCAATTGAATACAGTTTGTCTGCCACATCTATTGCAGCAAATGGTGACCCACATCTTGACGAAATGGACAAAGCGTTTGATGATGGAGAAATTATTGAAGTATGGGAAATTGATAAAGCTGAAAAAGGATCTGACGGAAAGTACAAAGCTAAATATCTTCGTGCTTATCTTACAAGTTTCTCTTATGAACCTAATTCAGAAGATGCGCTTGAATTGAGTTTAGAATTTGGAGTGTTTGGCAAACCTCAAAAGGGCCAAGCCACACTAACTGAAGAACAAGCTAATGTTGTTCAGTATGTATTCAAAGATACTGTTGCGGGATAAAGCTGAAAATATTACTGGCTCTGCCTGGAGTACAGTTGTAGAAGTGACAATTTAAATACTATAAACAAAAGGCTAGAGATTCGCTCTAGTCTTTATTTTTTAAGGAGAAATCAAAATGGAATTAACAATTAATGCCAAACAGTATGTTTTTATCTTTGGTTACCGATTCATTAAGGAATTGAATAAAAAAAATGAAGTCACAGAGCGTGGGATGACTTTAAAAGCTGGCTTAGATAATGCTTTGATGAACTTCTTTAGCGGAGATATCGAAACACTTGTTGAAATGCTAAAAACTGCGAATGCAACAGAAAATCCTCGTGTCTCTGAGAAAGGGATAATTGAATGGATTGAAGAAAATGGAGTTGATGCGCTTTTTGATTTAGTACTCGAAGAGTTAAAAAAGTCGGAATTTACCAAGAAAAAAACATTGAACTTCGAGAAAGAAGTCAGCAAAAATCTACAGTAATAGATTTTGACAAACTCTATGAACAAGTTCAGATAAATTGTTTGCGTTATCTCGGAATTGCTAATCTAAGAGATATAGAGCGCATGACCATTTCGGAGTATGAATTAAGGCTGAAAGCTTATAGGCTAAAAAGACTTGATGAGCAAGAATTTATTTACCAACAGGCATGGGCAAATTGGCAAGTTCAATCAACTAAGCAACAAGGTAAGAAGCAAGTTCCAGTTTATTCGACCTTCAAGAAGTTTTTTGATAAAGAAAAATTTGAAAATGATATTTTAGGAATCGAAACTTCGGACAGTGCTTTTAAAAAGGACAAAAAACTAATTAACCTCATGAAAAAAGCAAATAAGTAAGAAAGGAGGAAAAACATGGAATCTTATAGTGTAGAAGCGGTTCTGAGTGCTGTTGATAAAAATTTCACCTCAACCATGAATAAAGCAGATAGTTCAATGGGAGGATTAGATAAAAGCTCACAAAATACAAATACTTCTATCCTAGATATTGCTAAGGGTGTTGGGGTTTTTAAACTTGTTGATTCTGCGGTAGGTTTGGTTAGAAATTCATTAGATGGTGCTATAGATCGATTTGATACTTTGAATAAGTATCCTGTTGTAATGCAGGCGCTTGGTTATTCTGCTTCTGATGTTGATAAATCAATGGCAAAACTGAATAAAGGAATTGATGGCTTACCTACTTCTCTTGATGAAATTGTATCCAGTACTCAACAACTCGCTATATCTACAGGAAGCTTAACAAAAGGAACTGATACAGCTATTGCATTAAACAATGCTTTTCTAGCTTCTGGTGCTTCAACTGCAGATGCAAGCCGAGGAATGCAACAATATGTTCAAATGTTATCTAAGGGATCTGTTGATATGCAATCGTGGCGTACACTTCAAGAAACAATGCCCGTTGCAATGGATAAAGTTGCTAAGTCTTTTAAAGACCAAGGTGTAAATTCGGTTAGTGATCTATATGATGCTTTACAAAGTGGGAAAATTACATTCGATGACTTCAATAGTCGATTAATTAAATTGAATGACGGTGTTGGAGGATTTGCGGAACTTGCTAAGAAAAATTCAGCAGGGATAAAAACCTCGTTCAAAAATGTAAAAACAGCAGTAGTGAAAGGTTTGGAGAATGTTTTATCTGCAATTGATAACGGAATGAAGAGCGCTGGTCTTGGTTCAATCGCTCAGAATTTTGACAAGTTAAAAATTGTAGTTAATCAAGTTTTTAGTGCAATTACAAAAGCTATTCCTCCAGTTATTAGTGTAATTGCAAGAATAATCGCTACATTTAAAACTCTGTTTGAGTTCGTTAATCAAAATAAAGACTGGATTGGCCCATTAGTAGCTGGAATAACAGCTGGTGTGGCAGCATATAAACTATGGAAAGGCGCGATTACAGCGTGGAATACTGTTACTAAGATAGCTACTGCAGTTCAAGTGGCCTTTAATGCAGTTATGGATGCAAATCCAATCATGTTGATAGTTATTGCAATTGCTGCTGTTGTAGCAGGGTTAGTCTATTTCTTTACACAAACAAAAACAGGTCAGAAAATATGGTCAAATTTTGTAAAATTTCTAGGTTCTGCATGGCAATCTCTAGTTAAAATTTCCAAAGATGTTTGGGATAATATTACTAAAGCTTGGGACAGCGCAGTCAAATGGTTCACTGATACCTGGAACAACATCAAAAATGGAGCCAAGGGACTTTGGGATGGAACAATCCAAGGTGCCAAAAATGCCATTGATAGTGTTAAAAACGCTTGGAATGGCATCAAAGAGTGGTTCGCTAATCTTTGGAAAGGTACAACAAGCGGGTTAACCAGTGCTTGGGATAGCGTTACAACAACCTTAGCTCCATTTGTTGAGACAATCAAAACAATCTTTCAACCAATTCTTGATTTCTTTAGCGGATTATGGGGGAAAGTCAAAACTATCTTTGGTTCAGCTTGGGAGATTATTAAGACGGTTGTTATGGGACCAGTTTTGTTACTCATTGATTTAATCACTGGGGACTTTAACCAATTTAAAGAAGATTTTGGAATGCTTTGGCAAACACTAGCAACAGCGATTCAAACAATAGTCCAAACTTTTGTGAATATCGTAGTTGGATTTTACAATTCATTTTTCCAAACTGTAGTTAATATCTGGACAACAATTGTAAACACAATTCAAAGTCTTTGGGGTGCTTTCACAACATGGGTCGTTGATATGGCTAAGTCTATCGTTGACGGAATTGTTGATGGTTGGAATTCATTCAAGCAAGGTACTATTGATTTATGGAACGCTACCGTTCAATGGGTCAAGGACACTTGGGCTTCATTCAAACAGTGGGTTATTGGCTCTGCCAATGCTATTGTGAATGGAGTCAAACAAGGTTGGGAAAACCTCAAACAAGGTACAATTGACTTGTGGAACGGAATGATTAACGGACTCAAAGGAATTTGGGACGGTTTGAAACAAGGCGTTAGTGATCTGATTGATAATGTTGTAAGTATCTTCAATACCTTGAAAAACATCAACTTACTAGATCTTGGTAAAGCCATTATTGATGGTTTTGTCAAAGGTCTAAAAAGTGCATGGGAAGCGGGTATGAAGTTTATTGGCGGAATTGGCGATTGGATTCGTGAGCATAAAGGGCCAATCCGTAAGGATAGAAAACTTTTAACTCCCGCTGGTAATGCCATTATGAATGGTTTGAACTCTGGTTTAACTGGAGGTTTCCGTAATGTTCAATCCAATGTTTCAGGAATGGGCGATATGATTGCTAATGCAATTAATTCTGACTATTCTGTGGATATTGGGGCAAATGTTGCGGCAGCTAATCGCTCAATCAGTAGTCAGGTTTCTCATGATGTGAATCTTAACCAAGGCAAACAGCCGGCTTCATTCACTGTGAAGCTTGGGAATCAAATCTTTAAAGCCTTTGTGGATGACATTTCTAATGCACAGGGTCAAGCAATTAACTTAAATATGGGATTTTAGGAGGTAGAAATGTACAAGTTTAGAGATACGACAAAACAGGAGCATTATCGCAACCTTCCTTTTATTCCAACCAGCGCCATGAGTTATGATGGGACTTGGTTAGAAGAACTCATAGAAGGTTATCAGACTTTGACGGTTGAGGGGCGAGAAATGTATTCTCTCAGCTTTGAATCACAAGAAATGCAAGTGGGAGGAGTGATCACCAATGTGAAATATCCTCCTCGAGAGCTGACGATAAAATATAAGCTTGAGGATAGGGACCCTCGAGTATTACAAGAAAAGTTTGATACTTTAAAAGCATTCTTGATTCGTCAAGAAGATGTTCCCATTATTTTTAATGATGATCTGGAATATACTTTTTATGGCCGTTTCCAAACTGCTGATACTGTAGCGGGAGATACTAATTCAATTATTTCAAGTTTTACTGTACTTTGTAGTGATCCATTTAAACACGGAAAAATTCAAATTGTAAAAAATAAAGTCATTGAAGTTTTGCCCTATCCAGTTAAACCAGATAGGTTGTCATTTAAATTACTGACAGGGGGATTACTTGCGACTGATGGAAATTATCGCTTGAAATCATCACAGGCTAAAAAAGGCGACCTATTGGAATTTGATTTTCAATCTGGCAATACTTTTATTAATGGAAAAGTAAATAACAACCTCTTAGACCTTGACTCTGATTTTAAAAATATCAGATTGACAACTGGAACAGATTTTTCAAGTTCAAACTATGAGTTAACGATTCAATATAGAAAGGCGGTGCTTTAGTGAGTAATATCTTATTTTTAGATAAGATGCAACAAGTTATCAAAAGTTATGATTCTGATGAGTTCATAGAATGTGTTCAGACAAAAGAAATCACAACCAACGCTTCTGAATTAATGAATGACACACTTTCAGTTTCTTTACCTTTTGACGAAACAATTAAAGATGCCAGCTATATTGCAGTCAATGATACGAAAGAACAAGAGTTTTCTTTATATCGAATTTTAACCGCAAAAGATGAAGATAATTTATTATCATCTGAAGCGATAAATTTTGCAGTCGATGAACTGGATAATTTTATCATCAAAGATATAAGACCTAAAAATAGGTCTTTTTCTTATGTGATTAATCAGCTTTTATCTGATTCAGGTTGTGACTGGGTATTGGGTATCTGTGAACCAATTAAAACAGTTTCCAGTACTTTCTACTATACTTCCATGCGTGAAGCTCTAAAAGCTCTACAAGAGTTAGGTGCAGAGTTTACCTTTTCAATTGAAATTACAGGAAATAAGATTACTAAAAAAATCATTAACTGTTATAACCAAATTGGAAAAATAACCAATAAGCGATTTGAGTATGGAGAAGAAGTTCTAAAAATTGTCCACCAACAAGACCGTACAAATATTGTTACTGCTCTAATTGGACGTGGAAAAGGTGAAGAAGTTGGGGACGGTTATGGGCGAAGAATTGAGTTTTCAGATGTCGAGTGGAGAAAGTCAAATGGTAAACCACTTGATAAGCCAAAAGGTCAAAACTGGATTGAATATCCAGAAATGACAAAAGAATACGGCATTCCGTCAAATGGAAAAATGCTTCCTCGGAAAACGGTTGTTGTCTTTGATGATGTGGAAGATGCAAGCGAACTTTTACAAAAGACCTATGACCAACTGGCTTACTACTGTCGGCCACTTGTTCAGTTTAGTACTGAGATATTAGGCAGTGATTCAATTGGAAATACTGTTTCAATCCACAGAGGGGACCGAAATTATCACTACCAAACCAGAGTCTTTAAAGTGGTTACTGACCATGTTAATGGTCGAGTACAAGCCAGCCTTGGTGATAATTTAAGTGGAAACTCAATTAATCGCCAGTTGTCACAAGTTCAAAGCAATATCTCTGACCTTGATAATAATAAAATGACATTTTATGACTCCACAGAAATTGGAAAGTATCAAGACGATATTATGCGAGGTGCTGGTGCGAACGGCGGCTCGATTTACATGGTCAACGGAATTGAAGCTGGTGTCTCTCAATCAAGAGAGACCTATGAGCAAGTCTTTATGGATGGGCCAAAGATTCAAGATTCACAGTATTTCATGATTCAAAATAATGCTGGGATATCTTTTAAGCAATGTAAAAAAGGGCAATGGACGACAATCCAAGATGTCCACAATGGAGCAAGCACAACTGCTTGGACTTTAGACGGAACGTTTAATGCTTCTTTCATTGCGGCAGGGATATTAGCAGGAGTTCTTATCCAAGGGGTTGTTATTAAGTCAATTGGAAGTAATTCTTTTTTTCAATCTGTATTATCTAATGGTGCTTTTTCGATTGAGCAGTACAAAGAAACAAGTAACGTTGATTATACAAAGCCTGATTGGCAAAAAGATGTCCACGGTGGGAAAGTTGGGGAGTTCATCGGAACTTATGACGGGAACACAAAAAAAGCGAACGGTTCGGCTTTAATTAATTACCCGGGTTATATCCTTTCGATTAACCAAGATAACGGAAAAGGGTCATCTACACCAGTTTTTCAAATTCCTTCAAATTCAACTTTTGACAATCCAATGTATAAGTTATTTGGAAAAGGAACAATTTACGATGACATTGAAATAAAGGGAAATCTCACAGTAAATAATCTTAAAGTTAATGGGCGATTAGAAACACAAGAATTATACGTTAATGGTGTGAAAATTGATACCAACGGTGGAGGATCTGGCGGTAGTGGTGGTTGGAATGGCCAATATCCACCAGAAGTTACAAGCGATCGTGACAAACGGTACTGGCAAATCTGGGCAATGGCTATCGGAGCTGGTTTTTCTAAACAAGCGGCTGCTGCTTTACTCGGAAATGCACAGGGTGAATCTGATGCAAATCCAACAGCTGATGAAAGCAATGGCGCACCCGGTTTTGGCTATGGAGTTTGGCAATGGACGGATAGTTCAGGCGCTAGCTCTGGGCGTGTTTATATGATTAATCTCATGACACGAGCAGGAGTCACTGACAATCCTGACACAATCACAGCCCAATTCAAGCTCTTGATGTGGCATTCACCAAATGGCCAATGGATTGCGACAAGTTCTTATCCTTATTCTTGGACTCAATTCATGACAT